TCATCATTTCTTGATAATCTAACTCAGCTTGTGTTGGTTGCATCCTTTCTTTATAGAAATCATAAAATTGTCCAACACCTTGAGGATTCAACATGTCATAACCATAAGGATTCCCATAAGGAACGGTTTGTCCCGGAGCCATTTTTACAACTCCACCTGCTGCCATGCCTTTCATGTTGCTAGGCATAATTTGTCCTATGCCTTGATCTTGAGGAGGCAGTTGAGGGGTGTTTTGAGGCATTCCTTGCATACTTTGCATGTTAGGGGGGGTGATACTACCAATTCCTTGATTGTTTATCCCCATGCTCGCTTCTGACATAATTTTATCCGCTACTGTACCTTGATCACTTTGAGCTGCCATCTTGCCTTTATAATCATCTCGCATTTCTTTTCTGCGTTTTAATTCAGACAATACTAAATACTGTGGAAAGCTTCCTGTTTGCATAGCTTCCATTAAGTTTTGATCAGGTAATGATTTTATGTCGTCTTCTATTTGTAGTATGTTCATGTTATGTCCTATTTAAGTATTGAACGTTCAATATTTAACCGCCCATTCCTCCCATTGCTTGATAAAGACCTAAACCACCAAGACCCATTCCTAACATTTGAGATGCTGCGGAAGGAGTCGGTGCATAGGTAGACACTTGTTGACCCGGAGTTATCGGCATTCCACGCAACGCTTGTTGATAGAAAGATATGTTTTGTCTTGGATAAGCTAATTGATCTTGGAACTCTTGATAACCTGAATCATAGACTTGTTGTTGCATAGCTTGTCTAGCTGTACCTGCTTGTCCTAATTGATCCATTCTTTGTATTTCAGCTTCTTGTCCAGCAAGTCCTAAATTACCTAATTGTTGAGCAGCACCTAACTGTCCTTGTCTGGTTGCTTGATCTATTCCTATAGCACCCAATCTAGCATTTCTGTCTTGACTATAAGCAGCTTGTGCTTGAGCGTAATTTTCGGCTGATCCCATAGCTTGTATATCAGCTATTTGTTTGGTTAAAGCACTTTCTCTTTCTGATTGCATAATGCCTTCACGATAACCTCCTAAACCTCCAGAAGCAGCAGCTTCTCCAGCTATAAGATTACCAGCTCTAAGAGATTGCTCTCTGGCTGCGTCTTGAGCTATATCAATAACAGATTGTTGATAAGGATTCATGTAAGCATCTACATTCTGATAACTAACCGATCCATCTGGATTATAAGTAGGTTGGTTAAATCTTTGATCAGCAATAGCTTGTCCTGAACCAATAGCTGTTCCAAATGTTCCATCTGGACGTTGTATTTGATTTTGTGCTAAATTTCCTGTTATGTCAGATGCCATAGTAAATTGACTTGGGTCTCCTGCTATAGCTAATCCAGACTTACCTGACATAGCTAATTCTTGTTCAGGAGTAAAAGCAGCAAGTCTTTGTCCTTCATACGTTGTATAAGGAGAAAGAGATTCATTCTCTGCTCGTTGCATTAATCTTGTTATGTATGGCTCTGCATACTCAGGAAGATTAGTCTGTGTTACTGTTGATGTGGTTTCATTAACACCACCTCCGCCACCGCCTTTACTCATTGTCGAACCTCTTTTCAAATATTGTATAAGCTTTCTTCCAATTAGACCTGCTTAACCATTTCCAAAATCCAAACCTAGCTGTTCCTTCAATACCGTCACAGCCTGAGTCTTTAGCCCAAGCTTCCAGTTTTTTGCAGAGCAACCAAGCCCAGTGTTTAAATTCATCACCGCCAATGTACTGAATAGCACACATTAAACTGGCGGGATACCGTATAAATTGTGTTGTAGCAACTCCCAATAATTTATTATCTTTATCTAAAGTTACCCACAGTTGTTGTTCATCTCTTAATAGTGCTTCATACACATAATCTACAGTCCATCTTCCGCCAGAACGTTTTACAGCTTTTTCTAAATAAGGTTTAGCATCATCCCAAACTGTATAAAGTAAATTAACAGGAATTAAACTAATAACGTAATCAGGATATTCTTCTTTAATATCAACATAATTAATATCTGATTCATCTAAAGGCATTGTACTTAAATTGTTCATATTGCCATTACCTTTTTATTGCCCAATGGTTTAGCTTGATTTTTAGTTCCTGTCTTAGTCATTCTAACTTTTGAAAGCATATCATCAAGCTTATCGGAACCATTATTGCTACTACCGTCACCTAACATTGAAACAACATCGGCAGGAACTATGTATTCACCGGGCGATACTGCTACAGCAGATTGGTTTCCTATTTGACCCATAACTAAATCATCCATTCCTCCTCCTTCTCCTTGTATCATACCCTCTGTTTGAGCATTAGGTACTTGTTGTTTTAATATTTGATCTCTTAATTGTAAAAAAGCATCAACGCCAAATTGTTGTATAAAAGCTTGTATAACTGAATCTGGATCAGGGTGTTGCCCTAAAACAGCAGCTACAACTTGTTCTTGCAATTCTTGTTGTGGAGGTATTTGTTCAACAGAAGGAATTTCCATTCCTGCTTGCATTTCTATTAATCCACCTTCGGCTCTTGACATTGAAAAAGGTAGTTTTGGAGAAGCAAAAGTTTCTCCTAATTTATCTATTACTGATTGTCCAGATTCTGGAATTTCAATAACATTAGGAGGGTCTGGTACAACAGAATCTGCTGTATTAACAGAACTTCCAGTTAATCCTAAATCTGCTCCAGTTATAGGAACAGAATTTGTTTTTTCTGCTTCTTCTTCTGCTTCTTCTTCTGCTTCTAATTGAGCTAAATATTCTTCATAACCTTCAGGATAGAGTGCATTTTCAGGAGCAGGTATATCTCCTCTTGCAATAGCATCACCTACAGCTTGTTGATATTTATCTAGTGCTGCATTTTTTTGATCTGTTGTTAAAGTTTGATAAGTAAATTGTGGAGCAAATACAGCAGGGTCTCTTTCATGTAAACCTCCATAAGAAGGATCATCTGCATATACCCCTACTCTAGCGTAATTATTAACTCCATTATTAGGATCATTAACAACGGTATAACCATTATTTAATTCAATCACACTGCCATCGCCCGGATTACTAAATGTGCTTAAATCAGTTATATCTGTTCTTGTTCCGTCTGGACTAATAAGAATTCCTGCTGTTGCTTCTTTTTTTTCTCCGGGAGCAAAATTATCAGAACTTTCTACTATACCTACAAGCGGATCGGTATTTGTATAAACGTAAGTACCATCTTCTAATGAACCCGGTTTCCCATAACCTGTTGAACCTACAATTACAGTATCATCGGTTATTACAGTATGAGAATCAGGAGCAATAACTATATCTTCATCAGGAATACCAGCTTCAATGGCAGCATTATAAGCACCATAAGTTTGTGTCTCTTGTGCTGAATTTAATACAGTTTCTCTATTTTCTTCTACTTGTTCATACGTTGTTGCTGGGTTTCCCAAATAAGGATTAAATCCATGTGGACCACCGCCTGTTCCTTTGTTATAAGTGGCTTCAGTATAATCATCACTATTAGGATCAACATATCCCTCATCACCTTCTACTAATTCTAATCCAGTTACAAGATCAGTATTACTTGTAACAGTAATAGCTTCAGTATAAGGATTATTAGCTACTTCTGTAGTTGTTCCATCTTCAAAAGTAACAGTTGATGTGCCATCGTTATTATCCGTTACTGTGCTTCCTGAATTATTTGTTAAATCATCATCTGTGTCATTTGTTTTTCCGCCACCAACATCATAAGTTTCATCAGTATTGGTAGTAGTTCCAGTTGTACTTGTTGTATTGGTTGAGTCTTGCATAACTCCTTCTAATCCTACATTACGAAAAGGACTGAGTAATTGAGTAGTGGCAGATAATCCTGCTTCTCTGGCTTGGTTAACTCTTTGTAAAACACTTCCTGCTGCTGGGTCTTCATAATCTGGCAATACCATTGGTTGATATATACTGGCTCTAGGATTAGGCATAATAGCCATTTCTGCTTCTTTTGCTGCTGCTTGTGCAGCACTTATAGCAGAAGAAGGTATTACTCTATTTGGAAAGTAATTAAATTCTGAATCTATGCCCGGCATATAAGTATTAGAAGGTGTAAATTGTCCTTCTGGACCTATTCCAGCAACAGTTTCTCCGTTTGCGTATGAAGGTATTTGACCACCTGCATTACTGTTATACATAGAATAATAAGGATTTCTTCTGTGTATTTGTTCAGGATTATTAGCAAGTAATTCTTTTCTTCTTTTTTCTTTATCTAATCTGTATTGTTCCATGTCTTCAAGATATTGATCTTGAGCATTTTGTGCTCCTAAAGAACCTCCACCTATAGCTATAGGAAGATAATTACTAGCCATAGAATCTAATGTATCAGTAGAAAAAAGATTACTACCTAAGTTTGATAATCTTTCTCCGCCTGTCATGTTGCCGTAACCTGCTTCAGCAAATCCTGCTGCGGTTTCATTAATATTTGCTAATTGAGAAGGATTTAAACCTTGTTGTATTGCTTGTTTACTTGCATTTTCTCCTATTTGTTTAATTAATTCAGGAGTTAAAACTGTACCTTGTGTTTGTGCTGCTAATTGTGCTTGTAATATAGCTTGTTCTGATGCTAAATTTCCTACATTAGATATAGCTATATCTTTACCTACGTCAACACCGGCTGCTTCAAGTCCAGAACCAGCAACATCTCCCATGATACTACCGACACCGTATCCCATAACGGCTGATGCTATGCCTTTTTCTAAATCTCCTGTTTCTGCCCAAGTTCCTAAACCAGAACCTATTGCAGCTCCTCCAGCAGCAGTTAACCAACTACCACCTGCAAGACCGGGAAGAAAAGCACCACCAAACAAACTGCCTAATATAGCTCCTATAAATGCTTCTGGTTGCCCAGTTTCAGGATTTATGGTTATAGGCATAATAGACGCTAATCCTTCAACTTCTTTAGGATTAACGTGCATAAGCATGGTGTCGCCATAACGACCCATACTTGCTAATTCTTGTGCTTGTTTTCTAGCATCCATTTTATCTTTCCTCTTTTGTTTCGCATCCAAACATATTAAAACTCATATCCACTGCACTTGTATAAACCTTTACAACATCTGCTTGATTTAATGTTATACCTATTACTATTGTTAATGAATCATTTGCTGCAACAGATTTGCCATAATATAAATATTGTTTATCGTCAGCACTTGCACCAGCCACATGAACACTTAGTCTAAAAGTGATAGCAGAACCTGTGCGATTTGCTGCCACAATAGAACTAACCGTTGTTTGTGTCATATCTGGTACTGTATAAAGTACAGTAACTGTGGTTGCAGCAGGGTCTAATTGACCTAATACTTTTAAATTATCACTCACTGACCAACTCCCATTAATAAAAATTGATGTCTTCTAATGGATTTGCTCGTAACGCTTTCTTGCATTGCTTTTAATAAAGTTAAAGCATCTTCAGTAGATTGAATAGCTTGTTCTATTTGTTGTCTTGTTAATGATTCATTTGAAAAATTATATTCAAGAGGTGCTAATGGTAAAGGTGCTGTGGTTTTTTGACTCATTATCTTTTTCCGTCTGCTCTCATGTCTATTCTAAAAGAACCTAATCTCCATCCGTAACCAGCACCTGTACTTTCAAATCTAAGTATGGCTTGTCTTGTTCTTGCTCTTATAAAAGCTTGTTGCGAAGATGAATTTATACTGCTTGTCGTTAAAGTAGTTGGAGTATCTAATGGAAAATTAACACCTTTAACAGAAACAGATAACGTATCATCCGTGCTTGTAGAATTTTTAAATTTTAAATCAGGTATTATTCTTGATAAGAACATAAAATTTTCACCATCTGGTTCTAAATCAAAATCAGATGTTTCTATAAAAGCTGTCATTGCACTACCATCAGCATCATTTCCTATTTCTTGATTGTATAAATAATTAATATTACTGTCGGTTGTTTTTTCTGTAGCTACTGGATTATCTAATGAAGGTGCTTCTATCCAAGAAGTCCTTGTAAATGAATCTGTATTAGTTCCAATACTCCAAAGATTTTCTAAATAATTAAAAATTACATAACGATCTATTTCACTAGAATCAGCAGAAGGATAAAACCAAATTATTTCATTTTTATCTACGTTAGATGTACCAAATATTTTATAAGATTGCCCTAAATTTATATCTGAAAATATATAATCTTGAACTGCACACGGTAACGTACTAACACTTCCGGTATAAACGTAAAAGCTACCCCTATCCATAAAAAAAACTTTATTGTCTGCATTTATAGAAGCATTAGGAGAAATCATAGATGGACCTTGAGCAATTTCACTAAATGTAAATATAAAAGGTGCTCCACTGTAACGCATACTTTGTATATTTTTATCAGTCCATATAAGTATTTCTTGTCTAGTTTGCAATGCTCCTATTATAGTTGAACCAGACGATAATCTTTGTCCTCCTGCTGTATTAACAGAAGTTGGAGTCCAATCAATAGAACTTTCTTGATCTGACCATCTAACAAATAAAGGATCAAGTGTTGTTGAACCTATTGCATTTGTACCAAAACATATAATGTGTCTATCTACTTCAGATACCATTATTTGCAAAGCAACTACGGGAGCACCACTTGCATTAGTTAAATCTGAAAATGCTACAGCTCTTGCACTTGTTCCTCCCGATTCATCCCAATAGTAAACACCACCTAATCGAACACAACCAACTAAATCATCACCAAAATTATCTTGTGACCAATTTCTTAATTGGTTGGTACTGCTAATATTAGTAGGAGAGCCAAAAGCTCCTGCTCCCCATGTATCTACACCCCAACCCGTTGATTTTACATAAGTATCAAGACCTGTATTAATTTGATACGAACCGTCTACGCCCGAACCTCCGTTTCCTGTATCACTTGAATTTGCGGTAACGGCATCTCCGTCTGTGTCTTTAGCAGTAAATGTATATGTATTGTCAGTAGGAATTGTTACTATTTCATATTCTTGATTTAAAACAGCAGCCGTTATTAAACCACCTAAAGTTGCTGCTCCTGAAATTGTTACAAAATCACCAGCAACAGCTCCGTGACTAGAATCCGTAGCTGTTATTGTAGAAGAGCCATTAGTAGCTGCAAATACTATGCCGTTAGTAGTAGTTGCTCTAATAGGAGTTACATCATAAAAAGAATCTCCTTCTTTTACATACAATTTTAAATGCGTACCTAAACCTATGTAATCTGTTTGTCCTTTATCTCTCCAAGAGTGCATATTTCTGCACGTTCCTAAAAAAGTATTATTTGAATTTTTCTGCCAACCACCTATTTTTTCAGGTCTGCCACTACGAAATCTAATTTTATCAGAATCAAACCAACCGCCTTCTTCTGCATAAGAAGTTCCTTCTTTATTTATTCCCGGTTTAAATACATATTTTTTTAACATTAGTTTTCTAAAACTCGTTGTTTTAATCTTTCAGCTCTATTACCTACTTGTGTAGCCCATTTGCTGTCCATCATTTCTTTTGCAGCCGTTTCAAAATCATTATCTTCCATAGCAGCAAGAAATTTTTTAAATTTACTTAATCTTGGGCAGCCTAAGTTAAAACACATATTTACCATTACTCGTTGTTTGTTG